CGAAGTCATAATCAAGCGTTACCTGCTGACCATCATTGCCAACGTCGCCCAGAACCGTAACAGCGCCATTACTTGCCACCGTGACCAGTTTGCTACCCATGACACGATAACAGACTCCGTTCCAGTTGATGCCGCCGCGATCAGTGCCTGGGCCTGTGCCGTTGGCTACAATGCCATCAGCGGGACGCAGATAACCCTTGTTAGCCCCAATCTCTTTAGGGACGGGAACAAGGTTTACAGGATAGGACGTGCGGAAGTCCGGCGCTCCATCCGTGTAAATTCCATTCAGGATTGCAATCTGCGTCATGCTGCTAGATTAGCTCCACTTCACGCGGTCCGCCCAAAACGCCGCGCTCATCTTACCCTTGGCGATATTCTTTGCGTGCCTTGCCTTGAACGAAGCACGCTTCTTTTTCATCGCTTCAGATTCACCAGCTTTTGGCTTTCCGGCAGTCTTTGCGCCCTGCTCACCAAAGCGGATCGTCTTGATCTGATCGCCTTCCTTAGCCACAACGATGTGTGACTTTTTAGGGTGTCCTGGCGTTTTCTTGGGCTTGTTATACCCAGAGACACCAGCACGGGCGAGGCGACTATCTTTCTTCACCCCACCAGCCAGTTGGTGCCGTTGCTCCAAACGGGAACCTGATTTGCACCGCCGCCTGCAACGGTCGCACCGAAGGTCGATACGGTCGAGTCAGTCACATATCCCCGTGCGCCAGCATTGCCGACCGCATTGGGAAGCTGTGCAAAGGTGCTGGCAGTGGTCCGAACCGTGGTGCAGACAACATTGCCGAAGTTGGCTTCGATATATTCGATCAGCGTTGTGATCGACGCACGGCGGCTGTCACCCTGATCAGATACCCAGAGAACGACTTGATTGCCGCCTGAGACTTGCGTGACCAACGGAAGTTGATTGATAGTAGGCATTGATTAACTCCACTCAATGGGGCCATCCGGCCCAGCGTCTACAGGATCGACAGGCGGGTAGACATAAGGATTGTCCCAACGCCAAGGCTTGTTGCCCTGACCGATTGGCATGGTTTCAGGCAGTTGCTTTTCAAGCGGGAATGCCGCACGCTGCATCAAGACGTTGTAAGCGTTCTTGGCGAGCATCTTGGTATCCGGCGATACGGTCTTGCCATAGCCCGGCGCAATGCGAACAGCGAGGTTCGTAATCACTGCTTCCCATGCGCTGTCAGGTGTGTTTGTGTCTGTGTCGAGATCCGCATCTTGCGGGTTGCTGATGGGATAGCCAAGACGGATGCCCTGTGCGTTCCATTCCATCATCATTGCATCCAAGCGGCGGAGCGCGCCTTCAAGCTGTTCAGGCTGAAGGTCGAAGACGTAATCTGCCATGCCTATCTCTTCGAAGGCGCCAGTTACGAATTGTCTTTTCGAATATCCCATTATTGCCCCCCAGAATGCTGCATGAGATACAGCGCGGCTGGCGAGATGCCTTCTGGCCGTTGTTCTTCTTGCATTTCGTTTGGATTGAATCCGATCTGGCTCCAGTAGCGCGGATATAATTGCGCAAACTTTTCCGCCATCTCAGGCGTTTCAAATCGCACGATGTTCCGACGCCGCAAAGCCTCATCAAATGCGCTCTGCCCATAGTCCCGCAATTGTCCTGTTTCGTCAGGCATAAAGCGCGGATACACAATCGAACCGTTGTCGGTGTTAATATATTCCAGCGTCTGCCTCATTGCGTCCTGCGGATTTGGAACGGAAGGCTTATTATACGGGAATAGAATGTCTTTGACGAATGGCGTTGCACTGTTGTCACGCAAAATACGCTCGACGCCAAACTCACGATAGGCTTCATCTAATGTCCTATTGGGGTTGGTGTCGACCTGTGACATTCAGTCCTCCAGCTTTTCAGCGATGCGCTCGGCAAGCTTCTTATCAGAAGTTCGCGCATTAAACGAGACACCAATCTGCCTTGCCTTGGTTTCCAGTTCGTCGCGGGTCGGGCCTGATACCTCGTCAATGGCATCATCGAACGCCTCAGCCTTTGCGATTATCTCGCTTGCACGCTTGCCAGCCTTTGCTTCTTCAAATGAAGGATACCAGCCCTTGGTAGTCAGTGCATCAAACTGCTCCTGATCTGCCGCGCCTGCAAACGCATAAGTTCCTTTGCCCGGCATCCTATGTGGGCCAGGCGTCTTAAACATAATTGTTGGAAAGTCCGTCACTTCTTCTTTCCTTTGCGAGCCATACCGGCTTCGCTGAGAGCAATGGCAATAGCCTGCTTGCGGCTTCCTGCCTTGGGAGCTTTCTTCGGGCCTTTGGGGTTGACGCCAGCGTGCAGTTTGCCAGCCTTATATTCACCCATGACCTTAGCGACCTTCGCTGCGGCTTTGCTCATTTTCTTCGGCATTTCACTCTCCTTATGAAGTTAGGGGGAGCCGACTTCCAAGGCTCCCCCTTCCCCCTGTTAAGTTTGATTAAAAATCAGGATTCCCGCCATTTCCGGGTTCGTCATGACAACGCCGTAGAGCGTATCCAGCGTGTAAAGCGTCTGGAAGGTCAACGGGTCAAACTTCTTCGTCATGACCAGTTCGATGCCCTGATCGGTCGATGCACGCAGAACGTCAACGCCAGCGCCATCAGGAACAGCGTAACGGCCCGGAAGCAGTTCGATGGAGTCCTTATGCCAGAACGGGTTGATGTTCGAAGCAACGTTGTTCAAGAAGATCAGCGGTGCAGTTGCCGAAGTCGATGCAACTTCAACGTTCTTGTACTGCTCTTCAGCGTCGGTCGGTGAAGAATTTGCACCGATGATCGGCGGGCTGATAACCATCGAGGTGCCATCAACAATCGAGATAACGCGGAAGGTCTTAAGCTGACCAGTGCTGCGCTTCGTGATGTGATGAACGGCTTCGATGCCCGTGATCTGGAACGCATCGCCAGCGAGAATGCCAGTTGTCGAAGAGACAGTGACAGTCTGATAGCGGTTGTCCACGTTGAGGACGCCACCAACGCTGTTCGTGGTTGCCTGCGGAACGTAACGAACCTGTGAGCCGTTGGTTGCAATCGTGCGGCTTGCCGAGTTGGCATTGCAGCGGTTTGCATAGTCCAGCTTGTAGGTTTCGAAACCAGCCACGGGGCCGACATACGAACGCTCGTAAGCGTTAGCCGACTTGGTGCCGGTGAACGAACGAGTTGCGATTGCCAGGTTGCCAGCCATGCCGTTGTAATCGCGGCTCGACAGAGCGAGATAACGATCACCAGCCATGATGCCCTGTTCGTTCATGATGCTGTCGCACAGAGCAATGTCATCATAATCGCCAGCGGCGGTCGTTACGTCAACAACCAGCGTACCCTGAGCCGATGCAACGTCCATAACCGACAGGTTGATGTCCGAAGCAAGCTTCTGCTTTGCAGCATCGCCCAGACGGCCTTCCTGAAGTGCATCGCGCAGTTCAAGAGCGTCCATCTGCCAAGCCGAACACTGGCTGAAGCCGAGGGTCGAGGGAACCGAAAGCTGCGTCATGGTCGAGATGTTCGACGCAATCGTGGTGCCGACGGTACGGCTGAACGACTGAGCGATGTAGGGCTGCGGACGCCAGATGGTGTCACGGGCGCGTTCCATCGTTACGCCGTTGGTGTTGTAAACACTGATGTTCTTCGAAAGAATCAGAGCGTCATTGAAGCCTTCGAGGATGTTTTCGAAAGCAACAATTTCCTCTTTTGAGAAAGCGTTAGCCATTGTTTTAACTCCAAATTAGGATTTTTTGCCGCGCTTATAAGCCATGACCTTTGACAGATCGCCGGTCTTCAAAGCTTCTTCACGCAGCCGTTCAAGGGTTGAGTCCACAGAGCCGGAGATGCGACCGCCACCGCTGGTGATGGTGCGTTCTGGTGCTGCTGCTGCCTTGCGATTAGTTACTTTCAACTGAGTCTCCAGTTTTGCTACCGCAAAGGCAAACTTCACGGGGTCGGTGATTGAGGCTAATTCCTTGGCACGCTTTTGGCTTTTGCCGAGCGCATAAATGATCAACGCGGGATTGTCAGAACCCTGAAGAACGATTCCCTGTTGCGTGACGTTGAAGGTATCGAGCGCGAACGCTTCGGCATCTTCATAGTCCCGCACCTTTAGCGAGGCACGCGCCTTCGCATAGGAATCAAGCTTGTCCTGCCATGCTTTGGATTCAGCTTCTTGCTGGGCCGCGGCTTCGGCTTCGACTGCATCATATTCGCGTTTATGCTCATACCAAGCAGCAAGCTTGCTCTCATATTCATCAGAATCATAATCGCAATCTTCAAGCGTTGGCTTCTTGCTTAGGGCGACTGGTTTTGGTTCAGCCTCTTTAGCGTTTAGCTTGGCTTCAAGCTCGCGGATCTGACGTTCTTTTTCCCGATTGGATTTACGCAACTCGCGCACCCATTTAGGCGCACGGGCTTCTTCCTCTTGAGGTGGCGATTCCTCACCTATGGAAATTACGACTTCATCTTCCTGGTCATCGTCATCGTCATCAGCATCGGAGACGGCTTCATTCTCATCATCCGGTTGACTGGTTTCTTCGGTGTCGATTTCGACCGCTTCGATAGTGTCGTTGTTTTCCAATTCTGCCGTTTTCATGTTGTACCCCATAAACTCACCCTAATTCAGCGAAGGGCGGAACCGCTTACTTGTATCATCACATATTTTTGCAAATGACGCAATGATATCAAAAACCCATTGCCATTAGCAGCAATGCATCATCGTTTTCCTGATCGAGCAGAAGGATTTGAATCGCCTCCTGTTCATCGTTCAAGAACTGTTGAATTTCGTCCGCAGCGGCAATTAGGTCCGCATTGAGACTGTCGTTATTCTGATCGTTTGCGCCCTTGATGCTTAACTGGGCCAGCAGTCTATCAAGCTGGGATTGCAGCGCGTCGGCTGTTCCCTTTTCATTCAGATAGGCATTGAGCGTCTTGGCGGTTTTCTTGGCGACAGCGAGATTACTATCACTGAGAACGTCGGCGCTCTTTGCTACCCGATCTGATAGCGCCGCTTCGAGGATTGCACGCTCGTTCGCAAAGCCTGTCTTTCTGCGCTTGGTCTTGGCGGGTCTGCTTCTCGATGAATCCTCACCACCACCGCCGCCAACTAACTGGGCAGGCGGGTCAACAACCGTGGGCGGGTAGAGGATGTTCGTATTGACGAATAGGCTTGGCTCAATGAACTGCGGAGCGCCAACTATCGCAACCGTTGGGCTGTAAAATGTCTGGTCGTTGGTGAACAGCGACGGAAGCAGCGGATTGATTGCGGTTGCAGTCGGCCCGTAAAAGATCTGGCTGTTCGTGAATAGGCTGGCTTCAACTGTTCTGGTTGTCGTTACGGCAGGCGCAAAGAATGTCTGCGTGTTCGTGTAGAGCGCAGGAGCAACTGTGTTGGAGCGTGTTGCTGTCGGGCTGTAGAATGTCTGAGTGTTTGTTAGCAGCGAAGGCGCGACCGCATTGCTTGACGTGCGGGTCGGGCTGTAAAACGTTTGGGTGTTGGTGAATAAAGCCGGGGTGAGATTGCGAACCGACGTTACCGCTGGGCCATAGAAGGTCTGCGTGTTGGTAAGCAGGCTGGGCGCAAGCTGCGTAACCTGTGCGACCGTAGGGCCGTAGAATGTCTGGCTGTTGGTAAATAGCGCAGGCGATACGTTGACGGTGCCGCGTGTTACCGTTGCAGCATAGAAGGTCTGGGTGTTGGTAAATAAATTTGCCGTTAATGTCTGACTGAATGGGCCAGAAGCATTAAATGTCCAATTAATCCATACAGGTGCGTTTGCACTATTTCGCGCGGCAACATTGACAACCTTACGAGGATTTGCGCCCCTGCCCCTGCCCCTGCCGAGCCAAGACGAGCGTAACGGAAAGTCGCCCTGACCAGGCATTAGCCTTGCGTTTCGATATACTGCCCAATGAAGTTAGTGGCAGTTGTTGCGCTAGGAAACCAGACAAGCTGCAAAACACTACCATCGTAAATGCGCGGCATACCAGCCGTCAAAACGTCAATAGCGTTGCCGATGTTAGCAGACGTAACTTCAACTTGAGCAAGAACACGGAACAACACCAAGTGCATTGTACCACTATTGCGTGTGGCAGACTGCGTGAAAGATGATGCGGAAGTAAGCGACCGTATACCTGTATCACCTGCACCTAATGTAAACACCTCAAACGTACCAACTGGAGGGCTTGCGATTGCGGTAAATGTGCCTGTGCTAGCGACACCATCCTGATCGTTATAATTGAGCGTGACTGCGGGCGTACCAGCACCGCCGGTTGCAGACCATTCGATAGCAGCCATCACGTTAGCGCCGTTGGCGGTTCCGTCGCCGGATCGGGCAGGAAGTGCTGCCGAGGTAATAGCTTGCCCCGCTGTAGAAGTAACCGAAAGGCCACTGTTGTTCCACATACGGTCAATCAGCCACAGAGTACCAGGGGTGCTGGCATTGATACCTAAACGTGCAAGGTACGCAAACGCGCCGCCTGTTGGATTTGTACGAGGAAGCATTCCTGTCACGGGTGCAGTAACTGCCGCGCCGTTAACGCCTGCCGCGTTTGCTGTAGCAGCACCTGGGTTGCCTGCTGCATACCACGGGGTATAACCGCGCATAGCGCCGACAGCGGCGGTTGCGATACCTACCTTTGTGATAGGCACTGGAGCCTGCATTCCAGCGATTGCGCCATCAAGGGTTGTGATTGCCATCCGTTACTTCCTCTAAATATTCAGGCGAAAAATCAACGCCATTAATTTGAAATGCCCCAGTTTCGGAAATGGCATCAATTTCGAATGTGCCAGTGTAAAATTCATCAAATGGTGGCTTAACCCTAACGAATGAACCAATGCCAATTGCCATAGATCACCTTAAAGCTGGAAGATGCCAGACGCGTTCCATGTAACTGTGATGTCGCCACCATTCGGTGTGACCGGCAAGCCAGTGACGCCGCTGTCGATGTAAGCAACAAGGCGCGATGTGCCTGCAACGGTGGTGTCGATATAGATCACCAAGGCTTCAACAGAGTTGCCCGTTACGCCTGAATAGGTCACGTTGTCCCCATCGAACAGGCCATTGGCTACCGTGGTTGCAGCGATGGTCTGTGCAGTTCCCACAACGCCAGTCAGCGAGGTTAGAAATTCATGCGCAGCCGAATAGGTGTAAACGCCAGTATCAACCAGCGCGACCTTGACGGTCAAATCATTAATATCGGTGTTGGCGCTGCCATCAAGCAAGGCTTGCTTGTAGAGCGGGTAAATTGCGTTTGCCATAACTGTTCCTTACTCTATTCCGACAATCTTGCCTTTTTCACGTATCAATTTTTTAGGGCGATTCACCGCCTTGATCGCAGCCTGTGCAGCTTCTTTCTGGTTCTTGGTCATAATCTCGACCGCTTCCTTGAAGCCAGCAACACCGCTGTCGATCCCTGAAACCGCGCTCGTTATGTTCTGGCTTGCTTCAGACAGGCTTTGCGCTGCCGTGATCTGGGCCTTGACTGTATCGACCTTGGATTCAATCTCTTCCAACTGACGCATCTTGATTGCAAGATCGAACCGCTTGCTCTCAATGTCCAGGCGTTCACGCTCCTGCTTGATCGGGTCGACCTCTTCAACCTTAACCTCGGTGCGCGTGTTCTTCGTCGGGTTGTCAATCTCTGACAGGATCGAAAGCGTGTCAGCCTTGGCTTTCTCAGCGTTAGCCATTGTCAGTTCAGTGTCAGCCAGTGCCTTGCGTGCCAGTGCTTCGGACTTCTGGGCTTCGGCAAGCAGGTAAGTCGTTTGCGGATCAGGCTGCTGATTGGCCTGTTCTGCCATCATAGCTTCCATCATCTGCTGCTGCTCTTCTTCGGTCGGCTTCACAACGCCAAGCTGGACAAGCTTCGTGCGGAAGAAGTCCTTAATGTCGCTGATGCCTTCACCATCCATGTTCATGATCGCCATCGACTGTAGGATCATCTGCGTTTCAGGGTCGCTTGTTACCTGCATCATGCCAGTCAGAGCGCGGACAGTGGCTTCACGGCGGCTGGTGAATGACGGGCCAACATCGACAGCAACGTCAAAGGCCGCTTTGCTTAGATCGTTTTCATAATCCAGTTCGCCAGTCTCTGCGTTGATGATCGGCTTCATCAATTCGACCGTGCCGACCTGATCCATCTGGTCGATCTGCTTCATCTTACGTCTTTCTTCGACGTAAATATCTTTAGCCATCGACAGCCATATCTCACCGCACCGACGCATAGCCTTCGCCATGTTGGTCATGTAGATGAATGACTGCATGTCCAAGCGGGTCTGGATCATCTCAACGGCTTTACCGCTGATGTTGCTGACCATCTTGTCGGCTTGCTGGTTGTTACCCAGAATCTCAGCCATATCCTGCTCAGTCAATTGGAGCAGTGCAGCCATCGCCGGGGGAATGTCGGAAGACTTGGTATAAGCAACGGGGCCAGCGGCTTGCATCTCGCCATTGGCGCCAGTGATCGGATTGACCAGCAGATAGGGATAATTGCGGATGTTATCCTCTGCCCACATCGCCTGATGACCGATAACCTGCTCAGGAACGAGGATCGGCTTTTCAATGGATGAAAGCGCACTGATCTCACCCAGCTTTGAAAGCTGCATATTCTTCAGGCGCTGCGGATCTTTGGCTAGGCGAACATGGCCCATGCAACGCTCGACGTTATCGACGAACCAACGCTTGCCGTAATAGGGGACAATCGGAATGTTCTTGCCAGCGATGTATCCCATATCGTCAAGGATACCGCCACCGCTCATAATGTATTTGTGAACCTTGCGGCGTTTTACCCGCTTCTGGCGAACCTCGACCGTGCCGACAGCGAGGAGCGTTTCTTCAAGCGATTCGTCAGCGTCAAAGTCTGCTTGGGTGTAGCGTTCTTCCTCGCCGTCGATGGTCTGGAAGATACGGACTGTCTCGCGCACTTCCTCAACGCGGTAATATTCCGCAACATACACAACGTCAGGAGTATCCCAGTCAAATTCGATCTGCTGGATTAGCTTGGGCCATGTTGCTGGATCATCCTGCCATTCAGCCATGTAGGCTTCGCGGGTCATCGAATAGAGGACGAAGCAATATTTAGCGTCGGACTTGTCCTGGCGCTTTGCGTCTAGGTCGAAGAAGACCGAGGAATCGGCGTCGTAGATCGGCTCGAACCGAATGCGCTGCTTTTCGTTCTCATCGTCTTCATCGTCTTCATAGACTGTGCGGAGCCGCCAAGCACCGAAGCCGCCGCCAACACCTTCCTCGAAAGCATTGTCGAACGCTTCATCCGCAACGCTGTCTTGTTCGTCAGCGCGATACAATCCGTTACAAGTCTCAGCGAGTTTGTCGTTGTTGCTGCCGTCCTTGGATACGAAGTCGACGGAAATGCGGTTATTGCGATATTCATTTATGATTCTGATAACGCTTAGGTGAACCTTGTTGACTTCAAAGCGCGGCTTGTTCTCGAACTGCTCACCGATGGGCCCTTCCCATTGTGCGCCAGCGAGGGAGTAGAAACGACGGTCTTGGAGGCATTGCAGGCGTTCATCACGCATGGCGGTCTGGCAGCGGTCAAACTCATTCAACGCACTTT